AGCATTTCATTGGTCGGCGTAAGGCGCGTGTTCCTGATGGGGTCAACTTCAATAATGCACATGAGATTTTGGAGGGCGAGGACTACCAGAAATTGATCGCAGCGTGGACCAAGCAGGCGGTTGATGCGGGCGCTACTTATCATTTGTACGGTGAGATATTTGGCGGCAAGATCTCCAAGGGAGTCAACTACGGCCCAGAGAGGCGAATCCTATTCTTCGACGTTGCCAAGGATGAGGTGATGTTTTCTCCCTCGGTGTTCATGGCGACGATGACGGCTCATGAGCTTCTCCACTTTCATGTACCAGTCCTCGGGACGGTGAAGGGGTTGAGTGAGGCGCTCGCTTTTTCTGTTGAATTCAACACCAGGGAGGGGCCAGAGGATATCCCCGAGGGGGAGAATGTGGCCGAGGGAGTAGTGATCAAGCCTTTGTTCATGTCCTTTGCCACTCCGCAGGGATCTGTGTTCATGCTCAAGAAGAAGAACCCGAAATTCGAAGAGAAGAAACAGGCCAAGGCAAAAAAAGCGCCGCTGGAAGTGAGCGATGAGGCGCAGCGTCTGCGGGATGAGTTCGAGTCGTACTTGACCGAGACGCGACTTGAAAACCTCTTTTCGAAGGAGGGAGAGATCGAGAAGCTGTCTCAGATGGGACAGTACATCCAGATGTTCATTGGTGATGCTCGCGAGGACTTCCTCAAGGATCAAGGGGACGCGCTCAAGGCGATCGACAAGAAAGAGAAAAAGTACGTCTTTAGCGTGGCGAAGATCGTCGTGGAGATGTTGAAAAAGCATCTTTAAGGGAAGGAAGGAGGAACGCTGATGGATACTAAGTGCATCGGATGTACCTTAGAGAGCAAGAAGTGTGATGGTCCAACGGATAAGGAGTACACATGCTACAGAGGTGTAGTTGGAGCCCGTGGTGCTGGTAAGTGCTTCAAATGTGGTTCGACTGATGTGAAATATCAAGACGAGATCACCGTCGCTGAATTGTGTGCGCTGTGCGAGGTGGATGGCGATTCCGAGGAGATCTTTACGCAGGAAGAATTGGAGGAGGGTCTTGAGGATGCGAATTAATATTGAAAATGCGATCCGTCACACGGAGATGCCCAAGGAGGGACGCTTCGTTATGGAGGAGCTGATCAAGCACATGAAGCAGTTTAGGGATCGGGCACTGGAAGGCGATCCTGTTGTCCTTGCCGAGTTTTTCAACCTGTACCGATTTGATGATGATCAGTGCGGGCTCAAAGATGTTGAATTCCCCGAGCCTGATCGATTTGTAAAGCGATTTGCGGAGGTCCTGGAGGAGCTGGAACTGATGCGGGAGCGTCGTGCGGAAGCGCTGAATGTCGCGGAGGAACGACGGGGTGAGATTTTGGAACTGAAGAAAAAGCTGGCGACGACTCAGTATTGGCTCGATCGGTTTCAGGAGGAGTTTGGCGATCTGGCGATCAAGAAGATCCAGGAGGAGCATTCTGCGAACTCCAGTTCGCAAGAGGAGGGTTGAGTGGGATTCGTGCATGAGCGGAAATGTTGGTGTGTAGAAGTTCGTGAGGGGTCAGATGGTCTGATTGCTTGTGTGGATAAATATCCAGAGGCTGTGGTGCCAGAGGGGGAGGTTGTAAGATATGATGGGGAGCGGTTTCATTGTTTTGTATTTGCCGATTTTCGTATGTATGCGGGCGCTCGGGCGAAGGAGCTTGTCCGAAAGAGAATAGGAGAGTTGAGATAGCCCGTTAGAGTATGCTAATCTGCTCGGTGATAATGCTGGTGGTCAGTGTTGTGTTGACGGAGGACTGTTCATGAGGTGGCATAATGTGGCTGTTTATGGTGCTTTGGCGATCGTCTGTTTCTTTTTGGGCATCTCTTTTTCTCGCATAGTTCGATCTGATGAGGGGCGCTGGGTTGGCAAACGAGTGCTGATCCTGGGTGATTCTCTCGTGGGAGAGGGGTCGGGGTTGGAGATGGGCCTTCGCAAGCGTCTCAAGGATCAAGGGGCCTACGTTGACACGATGGCTTCGATCGGTGGGCGAGCAAGCTCCTGGGCCAAGGATGAGAAGCTCTCCGAGCAGCTTTCTGGATGGCTCCCACATGCCGTCGTGGTGGCCTTGGGCATGAACTCGTGCAGGACGCCACCCCAGACTTACGGGCGCCACGTGAAGGCGCTTGCGAGGCGACTGAAGGGTAAGGAGTGCTACTGGATTGGTCCGCCGTTGCTGGTGGAGGGGACGGCCCCGTTTTTGATTGCATTGCCGAAAGCTGTGAAGGAGAACTCGTCGTGTCGATTTTTCGATACGGTGGAGCGTGTGACGTTCCCTGTGGGGAGCGTGAGCGGGTTTCATATTCGTCGTTGGAAGGGAAAGGGCTGGGCCAAGCAGGTCTGGGGGTGGATGAACGAGTAGGAGGTAGCATGGTCGATGTTGACAGGATGCTCAGGGCTGGACGGTGGAGAAGAAAGGCGCTTTATGATGGCCTTTGTCCGAAGTGCGACACCGAATTGGAGCTTTGTGAGCCAGCCGAGGCCCACGAGAACTACGCCAAGGTGCCCAAGGGGGATGCCTGGGCGAAGAGGTGTCCCAATGAGAGTTGTGACTTTGTGTTCGTGCAGCATGGGCCAGGCTTCAAGATGACGATGCCATGAAGTGTAAATGCGGCAGAGAGATGACGAAGACGGACAGCGACGTGAAGTGCCTCGATAGCGCCGGTCAAGTCTTGCCGATCCCTGCTACCTACATCTTGTGGGAGTGCTTTCAGTGCGATCGGAAGTGTGTGGAGCGTGGTGGGTTCTACGTGAATCGCGGGGACGATCCGAAGGAAGAGTGGTCGGATGGCGAGACGGTGATGAAGGAGAGGGGCAATGGATGAGTTTTACTGGACGATGATGGCGATCCTGGGAGGCATCTTTCTGCTGGCTGTCGTGGCCCTGTTTGTCTATGCGATCAAGAAGAAGAAAAAGGTGGTCTTTGATTTCGATCTATTTCAAACCATCATCATTGCCAGGGAAGATGGGAGGGGGGAGACTCGTCGTTTTAGGGTGCGAGTAGGTGAGCGATCAATGCCAGAGGCTCCTTCGCGCATGTTACCTTATGGTGCGTTCGGTGAGTACCAGGTGGCATTTGAATGTGCTTTCGATCGGGAAGATATGGATGAGACGGTACGGTTTCTCATGGGTTTTTCAGCGGGGAATCGCGCCATTGTTCGGTTTGAAGATACAGTATTGAGGGGGCATATTCGGGATTTCCAAATACGCAATGATGATATTGAGTGGCTATCTAGGCAGCAGAAATGGGTGTTTGCTGAGTTTGTGTTGCTGTGCCCAGTTCCTGATGTGGAGATGTCGACATTTTACGATTCAGAGCTGGACGATCTGATGATTCGGTTGCCTGATGGAGAGACAGCGGATGGCTAAAATGGCTAGAAATATTGTTGTGTGGTCAGGGGGGGCTGACTCGACGTGGCTCCTTCATCATTGGGCTGGTGCGTCATCCGAAGATCATCGCGTGGTGGCTCTCACGGTGCGGCATCATCGGTTTCTCAGTAAGCCATTTTTGAAGGCGCAGCGAAAGGCGCAGGAGGCATACTTGAAGCTGGCAAAGAAGCGAGGCTATCATATCGTTCACCAGATGATTCGTGTGGACGGCCACTTTTCCTGGGGTGTGGATGTCAATAGTGGTCCGAGGGGGCGTGGCTGTCCGACCGCGCAGGCGATCATGTGGCTGTACGCGATCATGCAGGTCGTTGGCGATGGAGACAAGGTGCTGGTTGGGTACATCAAGGGTGATTCGTTTTGGCACTACCGCGACGAGTTCGCACGGACGTTCGACGCTATGTGCAAGCTGAAGGGAGTGAGGGCTACGCTGGTCTACGATCTGGAGTGGCAATCGAAGCCAGACAACTTGCGGCTTCTCAAGAAGGCCAGGATCCCTCAGCGGTGTTGGTTCTCGTGTGAGAGCGTGGGCGAGGATGGGAAGGCATGTGGCAATTGTTCAAAGTGTGATGAGATTGCCTATGCCAAGAAGCACTGGCAGTACAAGACGGACGAGCGTCCGAAGGAGATGAGGTGATGGGATGTACAAGAAGGTCGCCTAAGAGTCCGCGCCCCGTCTTGAAGGGGGAATTTGGGCATATCGATTCGTGTACTGGTGGTAGGTTTTACGGCGCGTGGGAGTGCGAATACTGCCATCTGTACAACCTGACGAAGGAGAAGAAATGCCACCATTGCGGTGCGTCGAGGGTGCGGCCTGCGGTGGCGAAACCAGTCTTTGTGGAGCCTCCCGCAGGGGTGTACGCGCCGTACATTCCGATCCAGTTGCTTGATCCTGGGAAGGTGAAGTAATGGCACTTAATGATGCAGCGATCTTGGTTCCTGAGTGTCCCGTCTGTTGGACGATCAGTGTGGAGATTACACATTGGGCTGGGGCGTTTCGGAAGAAGCCTGATGGCTCATGGGCGAAGGTTTGGCTCAAGATAGGCGAGACCAAAACGATCCAGTGCAAGTGCAATAACTGCGGGAATGAGTGGGAAGAGTATGTGAAGGGAGTTGAAAGATGACAGCGAGGGTGAAGGGTCAGTACTGGAAGAGCGGTGAACTTTGGCTCATCGAAGTACCTGAATTGGATGTGATGACACAGGGGTACACCGAGCAGGAGGCCCTGGAGATGATCGTTGATGCGATCGAGGAACTCGTGAACGTGGAGGGCTTTGGGATTGTTCTGACACAGTCCGAGGAGCAGAAGGCGGAGCACACCTTTTCGATGGAGGTGATTATCCCCGAGATGCGTCCTGTTTTCGTGAAGTGGCGCGAGGAGCGAAAGAAAAATGGTCGGAGCTAAGTACAAGATCGGGAAGGACGAGTCTCCCGTGGTGTCGAAGGAGAGGGGTGGTCGCAATTCGTCTGCGATCCGTGCGGCGTTGGCGATATTGTACGACCTCAAGCAGCTCGGCTATCTCAACTACCACGCGGCGGCCCTCTCGAATTCGGACGGTGACGATGTGATTCACCGAGAGATGATTGAGATTGTGTATCGGGTGAAGCCGGACGATTTGCCCAAGAAACCAGGGAGAACGGAGGTGAAGCAGTGGAGTTTGGTCTGTATGTAGCCTATGCCGTTGTCGTTGTTGTCATTTTCGTTGCGTGGTTTCTTGCTGGACGCGTTACACGGAAGGACTGCCCTGTGTGTGGCAGAAAGCGATCTGTTCGATTTGAGAAAGTCCATGTCTACCACCCAGAGGAACCACCCATGTTCGGTCAGTGGGTGTGCTGTGCTTGCGATGCATACACGCCGATTGTTCCTACTGGTCTGACGATCGATGTTGCCAAGAAGTTCGTCCGTGAGGGCAGGGCGAACGATGTGGTTAGGTCGATTGCGGAGAGTGGCGAGGCAAGCAATGAGGCCGATCAGTGGCCAATTGTAAAGGAATAAACGATGATACCGAAGATTTTGAAGGTTGACGACTGCATCACGGTCAAGCAGCTCAAGGAGTGGGTTGAGGGGCTGGCCGAGGTCAACGGCATGGGCGCTGACACAGAGGTCTGGCTTGATAACGGAGACGGCACGTCGAGCGAGTGCAGAGAGCTGTGTCCTTTGAACGTGCGGGACAAGGGTTGGCCCGAGGAGTCGTGCGATATCATCATCGGGAAGGGGAGACCATGAGCAATCCGTTAACCGAAGGGAAGATCCGCAAGGGTGGTCGAAACGATCCGCCAACGAGCGAGCGACCTGCCGTGAGGCCGCAGCGGGAACCGTTGCCGAAGGTGGCGCGTCCTGCTCCGTGGCCTTATCCGAAGGCGCCCCCACAGGCAGATCCGAGGGGCAATTACCCTGACGCCATCGAGATGGCGCGTGAGCGTGGGGCCGAGGCCCTGCGTGTGGCTTTTGAGCTGCTGGCGGACAAGGACGACATCAGTGGGGAGGACATCATGGATGTTCTTGAGCGCATCGACGCTGGACAAGCCTTGGCCTATTTGGAGGGACGTGACAGGGAGAAGGCGCAGCTCAAGAACCGTCTTCGCAGGACGGCCCAGGTTCTCATCGAGGAGGTGGGGGCAGACGGGCCGATGAACGCGGAGGAGGCAGCGGAGAAAGCTGTGGAGAAGATTCGGGGAATGAGGAAAGCGATCCGTTGTATGATCCTTGCTATCGAGGATGGTACTGAGGAAGAGCCGCGTAATGGAAAGAAGTGTTATCGCCAGGAGTTCGGCGAAGCCTTCGTCGAGATGCTGAAGGGACTACTGACTGGATGAATCAGCACAAGTGATGATAGCGAACTGGAGTTCGTGGGAGGGTTGAGATGAGATATGCAACATTGGGCGAGAGGGATGCGCGCAAAACATATCGTTTAAAGAAGGGTGCTTGGCCTCCTGTTTTTGAGCCAGTTTTGTTTACTGATTTGAGGAAAGAGGATAGGTTTGTTCTTATAGAAGAAGATGGTTGTCCTGTGGCACTGGATGATGGGGGTGTTGTTGAGATTGCATTGGGAGATCCTTTTGTTCATGACGGTATTCATGTGATTGAGGTTGAATCGCTTATCGTCTATTTATTGAGATTTTCAAGCAATTGTAAACGTGTAGCAGTAAATCAGGGAGGTTGAAGATGAAAGATGAAGAGTTGAGAGGGCTGAAAACTGGTGATCGTCTATGGGCCATAAACAGGATGGATGATGTTCCAGAGACTCATTTCTGGGCTGGGGAGCATGGTCCTGTAGAGGTGGTCTTTTTGCGTCTGCAAATGACTAGGGAGGGGGAATCTCAGAGGGCTTTTGTGGTTCCGATATTTGACGGACACGAAGTTGCTTCAAATGCAGAGGCGCTTCATTTCACCAGAAAGGACGCGATCAATTGGTTCATTAGTGAACTGACGACACATTCAGAGAGGGTCGGAGCCAAGGTAGAGAAAATGAGAGCGATGCTAGAGGGCGTAGGCACCGAGCCTTCTCCATCTACAGCGGTTGAAAGATTGCTTGATGATGGTGGTTGTACTTTTGCGGGGCCAGGGCGTGGCGATTGTGAGCACGCTGTTGGTCTTCCTGGCATAAGCATTCCAGGGCGGCATGATGGAGATGATGACACTGTGGATTTTGCTGGCAAGCCGAATGGTTGGTGTTGGTCATGCTGGAGGTCGAAGCGGATAGCGGATCTTGAGGCTGAATTAGGACATTTGCAATCGATTCAGGCCGCTGGGAAGCAGCTGAAGGAGTGAATAGATGCAAATGCCTCTTTTAGATATTGCGGGGTCTGGTGCGGAATTCAGCCTGGACCGAATGTACCGTTACAAGCTGTGGCGCGAGTGGGACAGCACCAAGGGCTGTGTTGCTTTTGTTGGTCTTAACCCCTCGACCGCTGATGAGAGGGTCGATGACCCTACTGTGAGACGTTGTATTAATTATGCAAAGGCGTGGGGATTTGGGCGTTTGGTCATGCTCAATATTTTCGCATTTCGTGCTACGGATCCGAAGATGATGATGGCGAACATGAATCCAGTTGGCCCAGGGAATATAGAGACGATTGTCGAAGTTGCTCGGTCTTCCAGCATGGTCGTAGCGTGTTGGGGTGCTCACGGAGCATATAGGGGCCAGGGGCGGCAGGTCATGGAATTGCTTGATAGGGCACGCGTTCCATTGCATTGTCTTGGCGTGACCAAGGGAGGGCATCCGAAACATCCTCTCTATTTGAAGAAGGATTTGAAGCCTGAGCTTCTGGAGGGATCTCTGTATGGGAGACGGTGAGAATCTGGGCGATGTAGTGACGCCTGACTTTGGATCTGCGCGATTGGATGTGAAGCGGCGCCGACCGGGTGACTGCAAGCATACTCGTGTGATTGTTGATCCAGTCTTGCGGCGTGTGGAATGTCGTGATTGTGAATCTGTGGTGGACCCCATACAGGTGCTTGTCCAGTATGCGGAAGGGGAGAGAAATTTCCAATATCGGCAGGAATCTATAGATAGGTTAGCAAAACGTGTTAAAGAGTTGGCTGCTGAGGAGAAGCGCATCAAGGCGAGGATCTATCGCGCCAAGAAAAAGATTAGAAGATGACTGAACAAGAGCAATTGATTATTGGAATCTACGAACATGCGTTGAGTACTGTTGTTGGTGCTGGGTTCGAGTGGGAAGTTGACCACGTTCGAAGTCTCAGTTTTGAGGCTTTGGATGAGTCGAGGTTTCTGAGCGAGTTCACGTGGGTGGTGTTCAATTCGGGCATGCGCGAGTCTGTGATCAGTGCGAAGTGGAGAGATCTGACCGTGGCGTTCTCGGGGTTTTTGAGCGCTCAGTTGATGCTGGATGATGAGGCATTTGGGCGTGAGATGATGACGCGGATCTTCAACAACAAGCGGAAGATCGACGCGGTTTATTCGATGGCGAGGCGCGTGAAGAATGAAGGGTGGGAAGCGATCCATCAACGTATTGAGACGAAGGGGGTTGGCTATCTTCGGTGTTTCCCGATGATTGGTCCAGTTACGTGTTTTCATTTGGCTCGCAATTTGGGGATGGATGCTGTGAAACCTGATCGTCATCTTGTGCGAATGAGTGGGACATTGGGCTGTCGGGATCCCTTGGAGATGTGCAGTGTCGTTGCGGAGCATACAGGCGAGAGGATCGGTGTTGTCGATGTTGTTTTGTGGAGATGGGCCACGGTGGCCCCTAATTATATTGAATTGATGACAGGAGGAAAAGATGGAAGAAGCAGTGGTTGTGAAGTTGCCTGTGACGGTGCTGGCTGAACTCGTAGCAAGCGCAGACAATCTGGCCGAGGGAGTACAAGCTCTCGAAAATCTAAACAGACAGTGGGCTGTTGTTTTTCGGACGCGGGCTGCTGCGATTTCCGATCCTCCCGAGGGGTTGAAGACGCAGGTTGCGCCTTTCGAGGACCGCGAGGAGATGGTGGCTTTTTTGGAGAAGGCCCATACCGATCCGTATCTCGACGTGGTTGCGGCGCTGAAGAACGGTGTCCCGCGCAATGTGAAGATCAAGGTCCAGGTGCAATTCAGATAGGAGAGAGGATTTTATGTCAAAGTCGACTGGGGACAGGGAGCATCTTCGGCACCCACATGATGTGATAAAGGTCGGTGGTCATTGCTACAACGAGATGGGGTATACCACTTGTCACTTTTGGCGTGCTAATCCAGGGCGATGCGATTTGTTCGGTGAGCATGGCGTGAAGAAGAGCGACAGTCGTGCCTTGGTAATTTGTGACAAGGTGTACGGGAAAGACTACAAAGGGAGGCCGTGATGGATGATAAGAAGCCTGACATTGATCAGCGCGAGGAGTTTTTTTTCGAGAAAGAGACACGCAAACACCAGCAGGAGGTGGCGAAGATTATGATAATGTTCGCCCAGGAACTGCTGCGTCGTGCGATGGTTCACGATGCTTCGAAGCTGGAGGATCCTGAGCGAGAGGGATTCAAGAAGGCTACGCCTGGTCTTCGCGATCTGACCTATGGGTCGGCTGAGTACTCGGAGGTGCTGAAGGAAATGGGGCCGACGCTGAGACATCATTACGCGCACAATGATCACCATCCCGAGTACTTCGACACGGACCCGAGTTGTAATGGCGTGGACGAGATGAGTTGTTCCAGGTTGTGGAGATGATTTGTGACTGGATGGCGGCGGTTAAGCGTCATGCGGACGGGGACATATTCGATAGTCTACGGAAGAATAAAGTGCGGTTTGGGATGGGTCCTCAGTTGCACAAGATCCTTATCAATACGGCCCACCAGATCAAGGAGATGGACGATGACTGATGAAAAAAAAGTAGTCGAAAATGTAGAAGATGAGCCAGAAGACGATGTTGTTCGGGGTTTGCTGCAAGAGAGACTGGAGAGGCGCCGTGATAATGAGCGTCTTGAGATGCAGATCAAAGAGCTGATGACGCAGCTGGAAGATGAGCGCCATGAGTTTAAGCGCAAGCAGCTCGGGATGTCGACTCTCGTAACGGTCCTGATGGATGCGCGATTTGGAGAGGGTGGGGACGTCTATATTGGGCGCGAACAGTTTGTGCGCTGGGCGACCGAGGGAGCAGCTGCCAAAGAAGATAATGCAATGCTTCGCAAGGAGCTGGAGAAAGTGCGCGATGAGTTGCGGATGTTGCAGTCCAGCACTATTACGCACAGGATGGCTCTTCAGGAATCGACTGGGATCAGGCTTGCCGAGTTAATTGCAGAGCGTGATGAGCTAATAAAATTGGTCAACGAAACTGTTGTTAGGGAGGATCCAGATGCCGATCCAGAAGAAAGTAAAGATAGCTGATGCGCTAGAGGTTCTGAATCGAGCGGTTGAGGCCGATCGTGAGGCGATGGCTGCGTTGCGTGGTGCCAAGGTGCCGTGCAATGAGAAGCTGGCGAAGGATCCGACGATTCAGTGCGGGATGGAGAGAGTCCCTGGTTCTGTTCACGATGTGTGGGAAGAGGATGACCCTGTGGAGGTTGGTGGTAGGGATGTCTACAATGTGGGTTTTCTTGGTATTTTGAACGGTATCTTTGGTGTGGATGATCGCACTGGGTATGGACCTATCGCTGCGGTATTTGAGGTGTTGTGTGCGAATTGCAAGCTGGATCCCCAAAAGGACAAAGTGCGTGTGGGCGATCCCTGTCCTCATTGCGGGGTTGCGTTGAAGCTCGGACCGCTACGTAAGTTTATAGCGGTCGATCAGAGCAAATTGCCAACGTTGGAACGGTAGCGCGAACTCCAGTTCGTGGTTGGAGGAGCTGATGAGTCGAGAAGCCGAACTCTCTTTACTTGAATCGGTGGTGGGGATAGCGCGGGGTATCCGTCTCCCTCCTGTGCGTTTAGAGGCGGAAGTGGTGCAGGCGCTCGGGGAGGCTCTCACGGCTGTTGGCATTGCCTACGAGCGCGAGGTGACGGTTGCTCCTCGGTGCCGTGTGGACTTTCTTGTTGAGGGTGGCGTTGCGATCGAAGTCAAAAAGGGGAAGCCCAACACGAAGAGTGTGGCGGCACAGGTTCGACGCTATGCGGCTGGCGAGGATGTAACGGCCGTTGTGTTGGTGAGCGAACGCGGCTTGGTTTATCATATTGACGAGGCGCATGGTAAGCCGATCAGGTACGTAGCGCTCTCGAAAAACTGGGGTTTAACGATATGAGCAACAAAACGGGTGACACATATTCTACGGTGAGTTCCTGGGATGAGAGCGTTTTGAGTTTTGAGGAGCTGAGGGGAATGGTAGAAAAAGCGGCAAATAGCAGGGCGGAGTACATTTCGGAGGTGAGGAAGTACGTGGGTACTCTTAGGCTTTGCCCTTTGATTATCAAGATGTACGGTGGGATGGCCGAGGTGTTTGGGGTGGATTCCTTTGACAAAGAAGATATTTATTCTCCTCGGATGAAGATTGAGATGCCGAAGGCGTCGAAGGTTGATCCCCATTATTATTTTATCCTTTGTGGCGGAGGTGCCAGATATGATGGTCCCTGATTATCTGAAGGAGCCTACGCTGGAGGGGCACAAGTACGGGAAGTTGGTTTTCTCGGAGAAGGATAATCTGTTTCGTCTCACGGGCGAGGCGTTGTTGTTGCAGTATGCAAAGCGGATCTTCCCAGGCGCGCGCGTGACGCGTGGTGGTGGTGGTTTTTTGGAGTTCCATCGAACGCGACGTGAGGTGGCTGATCTGAATTGGCTGTTGATGCGTTTCCCTGTGGATGTGAGCCAGTGCAAAGGAGTGCTGGAGCAGGCACGGGGGGAAGCAATTGATCAGATCAATCGTCGGATATCGGGTGCGGATCGGCGCCGAACAACTCCTCCTGCTGACTTCCTTGGAGATCTTTATCCGTTCCAGGAGACGGCTGTTACTTTCATGGCCACCAACCGACGTTGTGTGCTCGGGGATGGGATGGGGCTCGGGAAGACGTGGAGTGGTCTTGCGGCTGCGGCGACGGCGAATGAGTACCCGACTTTGATAGTGTGCCAGACGCACGTGCAGAAGCAGTGGCAGCGAATGATCGGGATGCTGTTTGATCTTCCTGGTCTGAAGGGCGCACGGGACATGGATCCCTTTGATCTGGCGACGAAGCGTGGGCAGGCGCTGGCTCCGATCCTCAAGACACAGACTCCGTACAGGCTTCCCAATACGCCATTCGCTATCATCCACTATGGTTTGATTTCGTGGTGGAGTAAGGCGCTTCTGGCGCGTCGTTTCAAGTCGGTCATTTTTGACGAGGTGCAGGAGTTGCGGCATACGGGGACTGCGAAGTACTCGGCGGCATCGAGGATGTCTGAATCTGCGGAGAACGTATGGGGTCTCTCGGGGACGCCAGTCTACGGGTATGGGCAGGAGATCTGGTCGGTGATGAATGCGATTGATTTTCATTCGTTGGGGTCTCACGAGGCGTTCACGCGGGAGTGGTGCACGGGGTACGGGGAGAAGATCGTGTCCGATCCGAAGGCGTTGAACGGCCATTTGGCGCGCGAGGGTTTGCTCTTGCGGAGGAGGGCGACCGACGAGGAGGTAGCGATCGACTTGCCCAAGGTGATGCGGAAGGTGGAGGACCTAAACCACGATGAACGGCTGTACGATAAGCTGATCAGCAAAGTTCGGCAGCAAGTGCGTTCTTACGATTCGGCAAGATTCCACATTAAAGGGCAGTTGGCGCGATCGATTGAGCGTGAGTCGCGTCGTGCCACGGGGGTGGCGAAGGCTGCATATGTCGCTGAGTTTATTGCGAGCCTGATCGAGAGCGGAGAGCGTCCTCTCGTCTATGCGTGGCACCATGATGTCCACGATATTTATCAAGGACGGTTGAAAGAATATAATCCTGCAATTTTCACGGGAAAACAGTCGGTGGCCCAGAAGGACGCGAGCCTAAAAAAATACATGAACGGGGATACTCCATTGGCGCTCTTGAGTCTTCGTTCGGCTGCTGGGCTGGATGGCTTGCAGTACCGTGCGTCGATGTGTGTTTTTGGTGAGTTGGACTGGTCGCCTGCGATACATTCCCAGTGTGAGACGCGGATTGCTCGAATCGGTGTGGACAAGACGCTGGTTGATGTTCCGAGTTATTATTGCGTGACCAGTGTGGGTCATGACGAGATGATGCTTGACGTTTTGGGGGTGAAGACTGGACAGTTCGTTGGGCTGATGGGGGACGAGCCTGAGAGTTACGAGGAGAAGAAGGCTGCGGAGGAGCGTGCAGTTCGCAGAATTGATCTGTTGGTGGAAAAACTTGCTGACGAAGAAAAGGATCAGTGGAAAAAACCTCCCAAACAGAATAAGATAAAAAAGAAGCGGTTGAGTGTGTTGCCTCAAAAGACGAGGAATCGCAGACAGTTGTTAGGTGTTTTCAGTGGGAAGTTGAGAGATGGCAGAGCGAGCGATTGACAAATTCAAACGGATCAAAGCTCTGAAATGCTTTAACCAGGTGGAGGAGATGCTGTACGCGGGATTCCCCGTGGCAGCAGTAGCAAGCTACATCCAAGTCAGGATGAACGAATACAAAGATGTGAAGCGCGGCTCCCTGATTGTTATGTTGAAGATGTTCAGGAAGACGTTGAGCGTGGATGGGTTGGTGCGTTCAAGCCTTCCTCGTGTATTCGTGGATGCGGAGAAGAAATTCGCGAACAAAATGAATGAGCTGGAGCGCTTGGAAGATCAGTATTTGCTGGACCAGTATCGGATGGATGTCCTTCATGGGGAGGAGCGCATGACGGGGGCGATTAATCCTCAAGTGGATAAGATCGGCAAGTCGATGCGTGATACTGTTGTAAAGATGCACAATATCAAGATGGATCTGGGGCTTGTTGGCTCTCGGGATCTGGGGACGATTACTGTGTCGGCGGAGCGTATTGAGTACATCAAAAATAAATATGGCGAGGGCGCTGCGAAGGCGTTTGCCGATCCTGTTTCTAGGGGCCGTGTGTTGGCTGCACTTAACGCTATCAGGCGTGCGGGTAATTTGCGCGATAAAGATGGGCAACCGTTGGAGCTTACACAGCACATGAAATTGTCTGATGAGGAGCGTGAAAAAATAGTAGATGTCGAATATGAGGTTACGGATGGCGATGATGTGCCCGACGATGATGGGGAGGGTGAAGGGTCAGCGGGTGACGGAGGGCCACCCGAGCCGCCTTTTGTGCCGCGTGGTGACGATTTGAATGAAGCCGAAGGCGAGGAGGATTATGACGAACGTGTAGAAGCTTTGTCGCCAGATCTTGAGCCAGGGGACGATGCTGTTCCTCCTCCAGTGAAGGATCCGCGTGTTGAGCCTGTGGAGATGGCTCCTGATCATGGGCGGATTGCGCCGAACTTGCCTCCTGGTCCAATGAAGCCAGGGATTCGTGCCAATGTTGAGAGTCGTATGACTACGAAGGTTCCGCCTAAGAAGGACAGTAAAGAGTGATTATCACCAACAAGCACGGGCGTAAAAAATCCATTGTTACGCCTGACGAGATTGATATGCGTGCTGGTGAGATTGTCTCTACTTTATCTGAAGCAGAACAGGAATTGTTTTTCGGGATGATTGACGGCGATGCTGAGGAGCAGATGTCAGTTACCGAGACGATGATGGAGCATCGCTATCACACGCAGCCTGTGTCGATGGAGCAATTCTTGGAGGATCCCTACTACCTTGGGGAGTCGTGCTCGACGTTGTATCCAGAGTTGCGGAAGGATCTGATTGATCTTTTTGACTATCCATATCGCGAGGTGGTGTTGACAGGCGGCATTGGCGTGGGCAAGACCTTCGTTCTTTCGATTGCCTTGTGCCGCGTGTTGTACGAGTTGTCATGCCTTGTGGATCCGCAGCGGACGTTTGGTCTGTCGTCGGGCACCGAGATGGTGATTCCGCTCATTTCGAAAAACTTGATTCTTGCACGTGAGGTGATGAAGACGGCGGTGGATGACAAGATCCGCGAGTCGGTTTATTTTATGGAGAAATTCGCTCCGAAGATCTCAAAAGAGAACACGGTTTTTCCTAACAATATTCGTGTAATTATAGGGTCGTACGGGTCGGAGCGTATATTGGGATCGAATGTGTTTGCGGTGGGGTTGGATGAGACGAACTTTCCGCCTACGCGTAAGTCTCAGCAGATCACTACAGCGATTGGGCAACGCAAGACGGTTGCGCATTTCGATCCCGTTGAGAAGGTGTATCGAAGCCTGTTGCGTCGTATCAAATCCAGATTTCAGAAGGCTGGAGGGGATTTCCCTGGGATGGTGATCTTGGCGTCGTCGGCTGCGACGCTGGAGAGTTTTACTGAGCGCAAGATGAAGGAGAGCGCGAACGATCCCGAGGTGTTTGTGCGTGATCATACGCCGTGGACTGCCAAGCCTGAGACGGAGTTTTGCGGTGAGAAGTTCTGGGTTATCTGTTCAACATCGTCTATCCGTGCGCGAATCTTGGATGAAGACGAGTATGACATGGTCACCGATGATTACTTGCTGGAGAATGATGCATGGCTTATTGACGTTCCAATTGAATTTTTGAACGATTTTGAAACGGATCTGGAGAATGCTCTTCGAGATATTGCGGGTATTTCTACACAAGCAATTTCCGCGTTTATCCAGCGTGTTGACATGGTGGATAATTGTGCGGATGACAACTTGCCGCATGCGTTTTCGCTGGGGGAATGGACGGCAGGCGGCCCTGGATCATTCAAGTGGAGGCAGCTGTGTAAGGAGTTCGAGCGCAAGCTTCCTGGGGGATTCACAGAGACGGCGTTCAGTCCTCGCATCAACCCGAAGACATTACGTTGGTGCCATGTGGATACATCAGTCTCGGGCGACTGCACGGGATTTGCTGTGGGGCATATTGATCGTTGGGTGGAAGTTGTGCGTAGGGAGGGGGGCAACGAGCGGTACTTGGATGACGCGCCGTTTTACCATATGGACATTATTCTGCGGATCAATCCGCCGCCAGGCGAGCAGATATATTTGCCTGATATTCGGCGCCTTGTGTACGAACTCCAGGCACATGGTTACAACTTTATGGGGTTCAGTACGGATAAATATCAGTACGTGGAAATGCATCAACAGGTGAGGCGGAGGGGCATCCATTGTGAATTAATTTCGATGGACGAAAAAACTGATCCGTATGACGAATTGAAGCGTGCGGTGTACGAGGAACGCATACGCTATCATAGGTATGAGCCTTTTATTGAGGAGTTGAAGCTTCTGGAATATGATCGTCTTGTGGGTAAAATTGACCATCCCCAGGCTGGGTCAAAAGATGTTAGTGACGCCGTCGCTGGGGTAGTGTATGGTTTATTACAGGGTTCAGCGCGCTTGCCAATTGGCGTCGGAGCTGATACTCATAAGAGGAAGAGGCATGAACATGCGTGGGTGAGTCCTATGATTCCTGCATCGACGGTTGACATTGAAGAAGTTAGAGCGATGGCCGATGCGGCAACGGATGATTCGGATTTCATGCCTATTTTGTTTGGAGACTAACGCATGGCATGGCGTGACTGGATAAAGACATATCTGAAACGCGACAAAGAGACCAAGGTCGCGGATGAATCTCGTGGCGTCTCTATCGGTACCCCTCCGACGACGGCGGCGGGTGCCTCGATGGAGACGCATGGGAGCGGCTCTTCGATCCTGGGCGAGATGCTCGCGGTCGACACCGATCTTATGCGGCGGTACGCGGATTACGAAAACATGGACGACTACGCGGAGACGTGCCTCGGTGCGGATTCGCTTGTTTTCACTGTTGAGCGTGGGTGGGTGCGGATTCAAGAGTTGGCTGAATCGCGGGAAGATTTCCATGTTTTGGCCTACGATCGAGAACTCAGATCTTTGGTGCCTGCCAGGGGGTGTGACGCGAGGATGACGGGGAGACGTGGGCATTCTAAGCCCATGGTGCGTGTAGTTCTTGATGATGGCAGGGAAGTGCGTTGCACAGCAGACCATCTTTTCATGAGGAAGGATGGGTCCTGGGTGAAAGCTGCTGACTTATTGTGTGGGGATCGCTTGATGCCAGGGGTTGTGCGGATGCGGAGTTTAAATTCTGCTGAGAATCAACCGTACTGGCAAGTGCATCAGCCTCATTCGGATTCTCAGATTGAGGGGAGGCGCCAGGATCGCCAGCAGAGGTGGGTGTGGGTACATCGTCTTGTGGTCGAGTATATTAATGGGGATATTGACGCTCCTCATGTTCATCACAAAGATGGAAACCCGCTCAACAATGCGCCAGGTAATCTTGAGGGCTTGAGTTTGTCGGAGCATGCCCATCGTCATATTGCGGGGATTGACAACAGTGAGCATTTTCCTGAGTGGACTGATGATCGTAGGGCAGAAATGGCTCTCCGTATGCAGGGGAATGCGTATAGGCGTGGGGCTGTAATGAGCGACCATGCTCGCCGCAAAATATCAGATGCACATACTGGGCGGTCCAAGAGCGAGGAGTGGAAAAAGAGGATCGGTTTGGCGCAACCGAACCGTATCGATTTGAGACAAAAAGATGTAGAGGCCGCTCTTGAGTCTGGTGGAAGCGTGGCTGGTGCTGCGAGGATTCTTGGGGTTTCTTGGAGCAAGGCGAAGCGCGCAGCTGTCGAATATGATTTGCTGGCTGATGGGGGGAATCATCGTGTGATGTCGGTGGAGCGTGTTGCTGGTGGCGAGCCGGTTTATGATCTTACCGTTCCAGGTTATTCGAATTTCGTGTGTAATGGAGTCGTGGTCCACAATTCGGCGGCTCTGGATATTTACGCGGACGACGCCACGATTCCCGACAGTGTTCATGGTAAGACGATCTGGGGGACATCTCGTGATCGTGTGATTCGTGACATCATCGACGATTGCCTCCATCGGCGTTTGCGTCTTGAGGAAGATATCTGGGTTGCGGTGCGTACGCTGTGCAAGTACGGCAACTGCTTCGCTGAGATTCTTGTTAATGAGATTGGTGTAGTTGGTCTGAATTGGCTCCCTGTTCCTACGATGCGTCGTATTGTGGACGAGAAGGGGGCTTTGATTGGTTTTGTGCAGGATACCACGGGCACATTTGGGTTTGATTATAAAGCCGTGGTTGCCGCGATGAAGAAGAGCCGCCTCCCTGACGTTGAGGAAGAGGGTGGCAAGAATAAGCTCATCTTTTTCCGATCCTGGGAGGTTGTGCATTGGCGCCTCCGTTCGAAGATGATGCGGGCGCAGTATGGCTACAGCGTGTTGGATTCAGCGCGGTGGGTTTGGAAGCGCTTGCAGATGATGGAAGACACTGCGTTGGTTCAGAAGCTTACGCGGGCGCCTGGGCGATACGCATTTTATGTTGACACAGGAGATCTTCCGCCGAGGGAAGCGATGGCGCTGGTCAAGAAGGTGAAGCGCGCCTACAAGAAGAAGAAATTCGTTGATCCTGCGACGGGTCAGCTTGATTTCAAATACAATCCGCTGTCGCCCCACGAGGATTTCTTTATTCCTACGCGGGGTGGCAAAGAGAGCACGCGGATTGATGTTGTGTCTGGGCCTGATGTCCAGATGATGGACGATGTCGAGTACTTCCTGCGTAAATTGATTGCGGCCATCAAGATTCCTCGGAGCTATCTGGGGCTGGGTGAGGCAGCCGAGGAGACTTCGAAGTCATTGGCCGAGGCTGACGTTCGATTCGCGCGCGCGTGCATGCGTATTCAGCGCGAATTCATCATGGGCGTACGGAAGATAATCCGTCTGCATATGGCGGCGCTGAACATTGATCCCGACTCGGTTGATTGGAAGATCAAGATGTCTGTGCCGAGTGCGATCTTTGAGATGCAGCAGGTTGAGCTGATGAATGCTCAGGCTGCGCTGGCGTCGTCCATGGCCGAATGGGCGAGCAAGCCGTGGATCTTGCAGCACATCTTCCATTTCACCGAGGACGACTCGGCATTTATATGGCGTGAGAAGACTGAAGAAAACGACGAGACGGCGAAGAAGGATGCGGGTACCCAGGCGGACATTATGCGGATGTATCCTGAATTGCAGGAGTTGCCTCCTGTGGGTGATGAGGGTGCTGTTGCCGAGTCGCAGATGGGTGCTGAGTTGATTGGTTTGAAGAAGGTGCTTCAAGAAACTAGTCAAACGTCTTCCGAAGTGGTAAAAAGATTCGAGAAGCTTGAGTCCCGAATGGTTAAATTGGAAAAAACCGCAAGGAGACGAGCTGTCTCGGGATAGGGGTCGATTATGTATGTCCAGGGTTCTGTGATTGACAAAAAGTTCAAAGGCAGTCTGGAGCATCAGGCGCTTTTGGTAAAAGAGGCGATCCTTGAGCATTTTGGCGATTCGCCTGTGCGGATTCTCGCTACTCATCCCAAGCATGCGTACGCGGTGGACGCGGACGGTCAGATGCTGAAGGTGACCTACAAGACTGAGAAGGGTGTTGTTGGCGAGGTCAAGGCCAAACCGACGAAGGAAATCCCTGTCATTGAAGATGAGGATATTCCTCGTTTTGTTGCAGGGCAGTTGCATGCGATGACCGAGGCTGCTCTCAAAGGCAAGGATGTGCCGCGAACTCAAGTTCGCGAGGTGACCCAGCTCTTGACCAGGGACGAGGACTATTGGACGTCGGATATTCTGGAAAAGATCAACGAGGCTGTGGATGCGGCCGAGTGGTTTGGGATGTACGAGGCTAACCAGGAGCAGATTCGTACCACGTTGTACGGAAAAATCCGCGAGATTGAGAGCCCTTTCCCCACCACTAAATTTGCGAAAATTGCACCATCTAAGCTGTCGAAATTCGAAGATGAGTTGCGTGAAGCGTTGAATCTCGTTGCCAACTTGGTAACAGAGATGGTTGACGAATGCTCTCAGATGGTGTTTGATCAGGATCAGGATGAATTTTTCTGTGCTATCTGTGAATCGTTGAAAGTTGAAGCGCAAGCCATAGGTGGTTTGCTCGGCAAGGCCGAAAAGTTGATGCGACCCATGGATATTGGGCGCATGG